AGCTCGCGGGTATCCTGAGACTGTACGTCTCAAGAAAGGTGTTCACATGTTCCATGAGCATCATCTCGTTCTTCAAGAAGATCTCGCTTACATGTGACTCAAAAGCAGTTCCGTCACCCTCCAAGAGGAAGCCCTTGCTGAGCCTCTTCACCCGTGAGGCCCAGGCTCTCGTGGCTTTTGCCTGTCGTTGTACTTTATCGCATGGCGTCCGAACAAATCGAACAAAGCGTGTTCCAGCACGCACGCCATGGCAAGGGCCATCAGCTGCCGCACGTCTCCGATGTCAACAACGACGCGAGGCTTAGCCTTGAAAAAGTCCGACACTTCCCTCTTGATGAAAGCTTTGTACTTCCTACTCAGCTTATGGCGGCTGTACGTGGTGAGTACGTCCACCAACGCTGTGTAGAAGCGTTTCTCACTCCATTTCGCAGAAACCATGTTCTCGACGTCGAAGAGCATGTCCGCGTGTTTGGAGAGAAGCTTGTGGGTCAGTTTCGTCTTAATGTGCTCGTAAGCTTCGTTGATCAGCGCATCATGGTCAGTCACCCGCTCTGCCCGAGCTGCAATGGCTGGCACGACACGCTTCGCATAAGCGATCTCGAAGTTACCGTGTGAACTCGTCCACACTTCCACATTAGGTAGCCGATGACCGACAATGTAGAGCCCTTTACCGTTCAAGACGTTCGGGTCATCCTTGATGTCAACAGAGATGTCAACATAGCGAAGATTTGCGAAGTCCGCACTCGTATCGGGCTTGATAGTCAGTGGCAACGGCGTGTCCCCAGACATGGGACGCCACTTGTCTCTTGGGATCAACGTAAGAAACGTCGAGAAGGCACACAGTTCTGTCGTCCTCAACCGGTCGGAGAGAACAGACACGTTGCGCGTACCTTCCTTGAATGCCTTGTTGAAATCATGATGTGACTCAGATACAGCAAGGACTTCGAAGATCGCCGAAGAGACTCGGAAAGAGACCTTTACACCCGGTGTGAATGGTGAAAGGAAGTGATGCTTTAGCAACGCAAGACGCTGGGTGATAGCTGAGTAACACCCTGCATCTAGGCACCTACCAGTGCACGGAACCAAGAAGACCACTGTGTAGTAGTCCCCATCCGGGCACAGGTTTACAAGCCGTTGAGCGAAGCAAGAGCAGAGAGAGAGCGCTGTCATGTCCCAGACAGGCAAGGGGTAGCCAAGGTAAAGTTGCGAGCACAACCTTGAG